ACTTGTCCTACCCAGAAATGCCTCTCACCGAGTTTCGTCGTGATATTTTCACGATTAGAGCTCGGGTGGCGGCCGAAGGCTTCGAGTTCTTAACGAAAACCTTGCCAAAGCTTGGCAAGGCCCTAGTTTCGGGAATCGAGGCTGGTCAACTCAACGTGCCTCCTGAGTTTGCTCGTAAGAGCAAAGGAGGGGAGCGCTGGAACATTCCGGAATTGTTTTCGGAACTGTTCTTGACTATCTTCGATCGCCAGGGTCATCTGGTCCAAAACAATGAGAATGCTGTCGGATTTATCCGACAGCTGACTCAGCTGTGCTACAAGATCGAGACGCCTTGTACCCCTACGCAAGCGAAAGCTGCGGAGGATAAGTATAAGGCAATCGAAAGTGAGCTGCCCTCCGAAAAAGAAACTCGGAGCAGAGTCGACCCCCTATTACTAGGTAAGGCACGATTCTTATTGGCTAAGCTCTTCAGCGGATTTGATCCGTCTGATGTGGTGCCGCGTCACGGGCCGGGTGCCGTCGCTGAACCTGGCAAAAAGGGCAGAAAAAAGTATGAACTTAATTTCTACTCTCGGAGCCTGGATCAGTTGTATCCTTATGTCCATTTCGGGACGTTCGGAGTTCACACGCAAAACCCTGCGGATTTGCTGGGGCATCTCGATCTGGGGGAAGAAATTCCTCCTTCTAAGGTCGTTTTTGTTCCAAAGGATTCTAGGGGTCCGCGCGTCATATCATGTGAGCCGGCCTATTTGCAGTACTTGCAACAGGGTTTGGCTCGCGCGATTTACAGGTTGGTGGAGTCACACGAGCTCACGCGAGCTTGTGTACATTTCACTAACCAAGAGCATAACCGTAGAGCCGCTATGCGATCGTCACTTGACGGTCGTTATGCAACTCTCGATCTTGCAGACGCGAGTGATCGTGTGTCAGTGGATTTGGTTCGGCTTCTCTTCCCAGAGAAGCTATTGCCGTATCTCCTGGCTACGCGATCCACGATGACGCGACTCCCCTCTGGGGAGGTTCTGCCTCTCAGAAAGTTTGCACCGATGGGATCGGCACTATGCTTCCCGATTGAGGCGCTGGCTTTTTGGGCCATAGCAGCTGCGTCGTCCTGGACAGTAAGTCGTGGACGAGGATGGGTCCGCTCGAAGATTCTCGTTTTTGGCGATGATATCATCGTCGAGGCGAGTAGAACTGAGCGGGTTGTCGCGGCCCTTGAGCTGTTTGGGCTCAAGGTAAACCGCGATAAGTGCTTCGCGCGTGGGGAGTTTCGCGAGTCTTGTGGATGCGATGCCTTCCGAGGGGAAGACGTCACGCCCGTAAAACTGCGCGTCCTACGCACGCGGGATCGGAATCGAGCCTTAGTAGACGTGTACCGGCTGTCCAAAAGTGCAATGCACCTCTTTGACAGGGGGTACTGGAAAACTTCCGAGTTCATCTGGAGGAGTGTGGAGAAGGTCGTTGGTAAACTACCGACAACCGGACCTAACTTTCCTGGAGTCTCTCGGACTTCCACTTTGTTACCAGCTCAACTTTCAATCCCACAGGGAGCGAAGAGCCGCTGGAACAGAGATCTCCAACGTGTCGAGCTTAAGACCTATTGGCTTCGCGCCAAGAAGTTCGTCAGCCCTTTCACGCGAGATGTCTTCCGGCTTGGCCATAACCTGATTGCAGGGATGGCCGAACCGTACTCTGATTCCGTCGCAGATCCGCACACTGCGCAACCAAAGGCGGGGTGGGCCCCGGTCTCTTAGACCGGGAACCAGAAGGGGTGGTGGTCCAC